ACCATGAACCCTATTTAATTGTAATATTACTTTACTTGCGTGTTTATACCAGTCAGTTTCGCCAGTTTCAATCTTTTCTTCGTTAACCAGCGCGTTTCCAATATTCGTTTCCATATCTTTCAATATTTCTTCATATGTATTCATTTTTTCTACTTCGGTTTCTGTCTCGGCTTCGGCGGCTGGTAATACGCTCATCTTTTGCATAGAAAGAGTATTGTCTGTTTGATCTTTCTTTGGTAATTCTAAAAAGAAGGACTCGTGTTTATAATCCACAGGAACAGTGCGATCAAATATAGAGGCGTTCTCATCATTCACTTCAATAGGCTGGAAAGCATAGAATTCTCCTTTATTTATCAAATATCCGCGCCTTCCATAACGATCGATCAAATATTCGTTTTTGTTCTCAATAAACTGCGATAATGTATAATATATTTGTTCGATTGGATATTCCTTGACGCGATTAATATGTTGACGCAATTGATCCCATTTATAAAACGACTGTTCTTTGAATAATTCGCGGACACGTTTCAAAATCATAGAATAATTCATCTTGACAAAGTCTTCGTTATAGGTATCCTTGACTACGTCTTCCTCTTTTATTTCTTCGAAAGGAGAACATTTCATGTCGCACTCTTTATAATCACAAATATCCGTATAAGGGCGGTCGCCCACTTGGAAATCAACAGGTTCAGGGCTACTCGAAAGATTGATCTTGATGTTTTTGTTCTCCGCAATCGCCAACAACTTATCCACCGTAAAATTGGTTTGACCAATATTTAAAATACAATCAACAGCAGTTTCTTTCAATATGCGCGTGACCTCGCCGATCTGCTTCGCCTTCTTCTCAGCCAAACGATATACATATAAATCAGCAGGTTCTTCGTTGTTTCTTGGCGTTGTCCCATGTAAGTAAATCTCGACGTTTCTATCCTCAAATGGTAACGCGCAATGGCTCAAGTTACGAACGCCACGACCAATAATTTGTTCCACACGGTTCATATTATACCATGGCTCAAGAATATGGATCTGGCGAATATTTTTGAAATCCAGGCCTTCGGACGCAGCCATGGAAATAATGACCACCTTGACGAGTTCTCCGTTTTTGTTATCCTTGCTAACCACTTGTTTAATATCCTCCGAGTTATCTGGCGAGAAATACTTATCACCGGTCAGCATTACATATTTGGCTTGACGGAAATTTTCCGGCACCTGGCTCTTCGGTTTCATAGTAATGGCGTCGATCGGCTCCGTGGGAGGGGTCTTAAACAAGGATTTGGTATAAGGCGCCGCACCCCATCTAGCAAAACCCATTTCTTCTAATGCTAGCGCGATAGGCACTCCACCACCATCGATATATTGAGAATATACAATGATAATTCCCTTTGAATTCGTCACGCTTTCACAAATCGACGATATTTTATTACTGTATTTTCCAATGTTCTCGCGAGCGAAAATGCGGCCATAGTTTTGCGAGATCTCGGGTTTATAGTCGAATTCGTGTCGGATCGGATGAGGAGATTCTACCGTCTTATAGGACATAATATTCGCCAAACCGCGTTTTCCAATCATATTATCTATTATTTCTTTACTTTGTTCGGTGGAATAATCGGCAACCGCCTCTGCGATCGGTATCGTTTTGGGCTGCTGATCCTCGGTAAAAACCGTTAGTTTTGAAATGATTTTATCCATCTCAACATTCGGGTAAACAATATCCAACGATTCCAGGGGGATCAATAACAAGGTATATCCAAGACCGTCCATGTTCTCAAACGTCGGCATATTGATTTCAACACCATAGGCATTCGTGCGATTAAATGTTCTCGTTTTCATATAATTCATGATAAAATCATAACCATGTTGTTGATATTCACCGATCGGGCTGACATACACAGGAATGTTTTGTATGGGATCTTCGATTTGTTTACCGTTCATTTGAACCGTAGGATAAGTAATCGATTTAATCGAATGCTCCTTTGAAAACGTTTCGGGGTAGATACGATAAGGAAATGTGTATGGGTTTTCACCGCGCACATAAGATACGTATCCGGTTAATTTACGCATCAATATTTCCTTCCCGCCTTCGATAACACGCCCGTCGGGTAGAGTTTTTTCAGGTTTAAAGTTGCCCTCTTTATCAAAAATATCATGAATAGCAATGGTGGCGCGTTTATCGTTTGCATTGATCAAGTTCAATAACCAAATGATCTCCTTATAGTTGTTATACATCGGCGTGGCGGACAATAACAAAAGACGTAAGTTATCGGAATGCTTGGCTACTGTCATGAGGAGTTCCGCGGTTCTCTTTTCTTTATTATCATCTGTAATGCGGATATTATGGACCTCATCGATGATAATCAGGCGGTTATTAAAATTCTTCTTTATTTTCTTGATCTGAAGCGACTTCTTGTCCTGAGCGTTAAATCCGGTTTCGTCGGATATGTTGGTGACCTTTCCGATATAATTCGCCAACTCGCGGTAACCCATAAACACGTAATTACTATTAATGATTGCGTTAATTTGGCTAATCACACGCTCACGTGGGATATCTTTCATGCTGGTGGGATTGATCTCGCTCAATAATTCACGACCGATACAAGTGTTCAAGTTCCAAAGACCATTTTCTAAACGCAATTTGGTTTCATCGAATAACTGCATGCGGAAGTTGGCCTTTACGTTCGGAGAGGCGACCACAATAATACGTTGTGTTATGCCAACCTGTTTCATATAAGCGCGCATTTCTTCGGCAACACCAATTGCACTGCATGTTTTACCCGTACCCAGGGAATGGTATAAGAGTAGGCTATTATATGGCGTCTGAAAGGATAAAAAGTTTTTCACGAATAATTGGTGCGGCATAAGCTCGAAATCAGCATTACATAGAATTTCAGCCTGTTTCTTAATATCATAGATGGTTCCGTTATAGCTAGTGTCGTAGAATTCCTTACGTTTCGCGATCTTGATGTTGAAATTGGGGTCGTTTAAGCTAGGATATAAAAAATCATAGTCTTTGTTCTCTTTATTGGCTTCGAATTCGGCTCTTTCTTTTTCTAATAAGATATTACGGGTTTCAGTTTGGGGGGCGATTTTGCTGGAGGCCGTCTCGGAAAATCCCATTTCAATAGCTGCTTCTTCGTCCGTTTGTAATATTTCGTCATCCGGCAATTCGTCTTCGTTTTTAATGGTCGTTAATGGTTCGGTTTCTATGTTGACAACTTGTTCTGGAACAATATCTTGTCTAGGTTCCATTGTTCTATCCATTATAGGCTTTTCGACAACAACTTCCACTTCATGTTCTTTCTCTTGTTCCTGTTGCGGTTCTTCCATTTCGTATTTAACAGCGGGTTTTTGTAATAAGATCTTTGTTTTTATTTTTTTATGTTTCGGCGCTTGCTCTTGTTCTGTTTCTAAGAAAGGTTCTCGTAGTTGTGTTTCATGTTCTTCGTTTACATGGAAGAAAGGATCCAATAAGGTATGTGAGTTTTTGTCAACGTCCAATGGTGCGCTTTCCAACACTCCAGTGGGAATATTTTCGTGGGCTTTTTTAATATGAACCGGGTTAATATCAAGAAGATCCTTGGTAATGCTTCGTTGTTCTCGCGCTTGTAAATATTTTGCAGTATATTCTGACAAATACTCTCCCAAAAAATCGCGTATTCCAAACAAACGAACGGTATTTTTGCCTTGTACATATTCCACGCCATTCATCATATCAGCGACATTGCGCATTTTATTTCCCAAAATTCGATGCGATTTATACTCACCGGAAGTAGTGGTGTGATTTATTCTAAATTTATCTATACCTGTTATTTCTGCAAACATGTAAGATAATGCTCTACGATCGGCATTCTTTCCATTGATATAGACCTTACGAATTTCTGAGTTCACTCCAGTGGTTTTTTTACGTTCAGTCACCTTTGGTTCAGAGATTTCAATGATTTCTTGATCGTTGTTCATGGCAGTCAGTATTTCTTTGATGAATTCGATAGCGCGTTGACGTTCGGCCTGTTCTTTTTCTTCGGTAAGCGGAGGAAGCGGTCCTATTCCACCTTTATTTATCTTTTGTGTAACATTATTCTTATTGGACTTATATTTTTTCGTAATATGTTTCATTCTATATCAATTATGTCTATACAAACTATAGATATAATTATCCAAGCCGTTCTACGACAGGAGATAGTCAGGGAAAGGAGGAGCGAGCGGAGGGAACCTCGGTTCCCCGCTACAATAACAACTTGTATTTCGTTAAACAGTTATTAATGTTCGTCAAAAGCTTCTTTTTTTCTAAATTATAAGGACGCATGCATTGGACACAATCATTGTAAGATTTCCATTCCATTTTGCTTACCTCAGACGGTTCAAAATTTTCCATATTTAATGTATCACTGAATTGCATGAAAGATACAAAATACTTATGCTTGTATGATTTATAATTAGATCCTGTGAATAATTCTTCATACGGCATAAGGTTTTCCACAATTCGTAATTTGCGCGTATCTAACCCAGTTTCTTCTTGAAATTCACGCATTGCACATTCATAGTCTTTTTCCTGAAAGTTACGTCTCCCTTTGGGAAACCCCCATTCCGGTTCTTCCCACGTACCGTATCGGTTACTTTCTTCCACAATTGTATTTAAATCGTATAATTCATTCTTATTCATAATACCACTCTTCAGCGAATTGAATTTCTCTTTCGAAATAATCTCCTCCACCTTATACTGGTTCGAAATATCTTCGCTTCCCCAGATATCTTTCCATAACTCCGCAAACGTATAGGTGATTACCTTTTGTTTTTCCGCCATAGTCATCTGTTTCATCATATTGATAATATAGTCTTTGTTATAGATCGAATACTTTCCTCGCATAAAATCGATAAAACCTAATGTGTCCTTCCTACGGATCATGAGATATTCCAGATCGTTTTGCGGAAGCGTTTCATTTCTACGGAATACAATTATTCCTATGCTGGTGATAGGCATTTTACATTGGTGGAATAAATGGCCAATTTTTCCACAGTTATTGCAATAGTTATCATTCATATATAATTCGATTAAGTTATATCATTATAATCCAATGTCTTTATATATTTATAAACGAATGCAATTAGATCCGTCCGTGTGGGGCCCGCATTATTGGTTTTTCCTTCATACGATTTCTCATTCTTATCCATTAACACCAAATGATGTTACAAAACGCAAATATTACGATCTCATACAGAATTTACCCCTCTTTATTCCGAACGAAGAAATGGGAAACAAATTTAGTCAATTATTAGACAGATATCCGGTATCGCCTTATCTTGGTAATCGCGAATCGTTTATTCGATGGGTATGTTTCATACATAACAAAGTAAATGTGATGCTAGGAAAAGAAGAGATCTCATTAGCAAGGAGTTTAGATCTATATAAATCAGAATATAAGCATAAAACCGTACGTATTGCCGAAAAATTCAAAATAAAAAAACACTATATCTACATCGCGTTGATTTTAATTTGCCTATTCTTGATATACGTTTATTATTAAGGCGACAGGCAATTGAATAAATATCTCATTTTAATGTAATTAGATAGACAAATGAGATTTGAAATACTATTATTTTGTATCACCGCATTCATTATAGCCAATATTTACACCGAAGGCAAGTACTTCAAATTGTTGTTATCCTGGAAAAAATACTACCAGATGGCTGGTGTTGCTTTTGGTGCGTTAATGATTTACTGGCTCATCAAAAAAAATCCGATGAAAGCTGGCCAAATCCTATCTGCGTCCAACGATTATGTGAAATATTTACCAATCGATAAGAGCACAAGTAGTATGATATCGCCTATTTTGGATTTTACGAGCAAACAAAATTATGCGGGTAATTACGCATCTAACACTGGAGGCGGAGATGGGTACTACAACAATCCGATTATTTCCGCCAACCAACAAAACGCCGAGAACCGTATCATGGGATCGGGTAAAAAGGCGACAAAACGCAGTGTTAGTGAAACCAAAAAGAAATTCGTGGCGTCCAGCCAAAATTGGCGATGCGGAGATTGTGGAGAGCAGCTGACTGCTTGGTTTGAAGTAGATCATAAAATACGCCTAGAATATGGCGGTAGCAATCACATCGACAATTTAGTAGCATTATGTCGCGAATGCCATGGTAAAAAAACGACCATAGAGAATTTGTAATTTCTAGCATGAATATTATATCGTCAAATATATATACGATATAATGAATAATATACAATCAAAAAGAAACACTCTTCGAGATGCAATAACAACTACGTCGAAACCAGATAATTTTATAAGATATGCTCTTATGTTTATTGTTCTTATCGCATCGACGCTATTTTTTTATAACTTTGCGAAGATTGAAGAGGACTTTTCAATGGACACGTTTGTGTATGTTGGGCTTATTATTTTTCTGTTTTTGATAGTTCTATTTGTTGTCTATCCTTCCATTCAAAAGGGGGGCAGTTCAGCTATGGTAATTTTTAGCTTAATTGTAATGGCAATCGCATTTACCATTTCTTATTTGTCAAGCATATTCACCAGTAGTCAATCAAAAGCAATGGCCTATATATTATTTGTTATCGCTATGGTGATCATTTCCGTCGGGTTAGCTATCTTTTTTTATTTATACAGTAGCTATTTGAAAAATCGGCCAGGAATAGTGGGATTTATCATAAATTTCATATTTTATATTCCTTGTTTGATCATTGACTTTTCGGAATGGGCACAAAAAGAACTGAACATGACATCGAAAACTATATATATATTGTTTTTTATTGAGTGTTTTCTTATAACCGCGTTTTTTACGTATCCTCTTATTTATAAAAAATATCTAAAACCGGGCGTCGACTTATTACCGGGAAGCGTGTTTTTAAACAAACCGCAAAAAATTGCCGTGGATAGTGAAGCCCTTATTCTTCCTGATACTAAACTCGCGACAAGAAATCTCTTGTACGAATTTCTTTTTCCAAACATAGACGATCCTGGTATGGAACGCCCAGACGCCGAATACCAATTTAGTCCAAATTTTTCTATCTCTATGTGGGTTTATTTGAATGTACAGACAAATTCATTCGCTTCAGCAAAAGATATGACTATATTCAGTTATGGCGAGGGAAAACCAAAAATAACATACAATAATAGTACAACCGATAAAACAATGAAAGACGTTTATAGGATTAGCTTTACTGAAGACACTGATGCATCTAATCCAGATCAGGTATTCGAGATTTCATTACCCGGTCAAAAATGGAATAACTTCGTCTTCAATTATACAACAAACCATGTAGATTTGTTTATAAACGGAAATTTAGAAAAACATATTAATTTATCAGCGAATGGGTTGTCTTTACCAAAGTATTTAGTAACAGATAGCATTACCGTGGGATCAGAAGGACTGAATGGGGCAATATGTAACATTTCGTACATGCAAGTAAATATGACAAAAAATCAGATTATAACAGATTATAACTTGTTAGTTAAAAAAAATCCACCCGTAAGTATTGAATAAGAATTTCAAAATAATTTGTGATCCTAATTTATACAATGAATATTACGGTTATAATTTTAGGAATAACGCTAATCGTGTTAGTCTATGTTTTGTATTTATATCTCTCTACGGGAAATAACGTGTTATCAAAAACCGCGGCGTTCAATGTGGCAGTACCTCCTATTACCAAAATTCAATCCCCAACTTCCTCGCGATATGCATACGGAATTTGGATCTACGTAAATACCTGGGATTCTTCTCAACAGAAAATTATTTTTAGCAGAAACAAAAATTTGACATTGTATTTAGATAAGACTTCTCCTACTCTTTATGTTGATGTTGCTATGAATGACGGAACTACGCAAACGGTAATGATTACTGACAATTTCTTTATTCAGAAATGGGTACACATTTTGATTAGCGTTGACAATAGTTTCTTCGACTTCTATTTGGATGGTAAATTGGTGAAATCACAGAAACTGTTTGCCGCGTCCAATGGAACTAGCGCGGCGGTTATTCCCGCCACACCAGGAGACGCGAGCGTGCCTATTATTTTAGGCGGAACCTCAACAAAGAGTACTCTTTATGATGCATACGCCGCTCGCTTCATTCGTTGGACAGAACCACTCAATCCCCAAACGGTGTGGAACACCTATATGCAAGGAAATGGAAACTCGTGGGGCATTTTCCCCAATTTGTCGGCATACAACGCTGACGTTTCAATATTGAAGAACAATATTGAATTTTCCAAGTTCCAAATATTTTAGTCAAAATGTTTAATTTCGAATTTTTTGGATAGTTATATGTGTGGGTAATATATAACTATAGATTAGATCATGAACCAACAACCATTAAACAATCCTCCTTTACAAAACCCTTCATCCATTGATAAGGGCGCATCAGGCATTTCTGGAGCAATGTCTAGCATAAAAGATAGTGTAAAAAACGCTTTTAGTGGATTTTCCAATCAACCTAACGCGACGGAAACTTTCCGTTTTTCAAACACAATTATTGCCAAATTCGCTTTTTTAATACTTGTTATCATTGTGTTCATGTTTTTGATAAATTTAGGAATAAATTTGATCACCTACTTTTCGGCGCCTCAGACAAATCCTTACATTGTTAATGGATTGTTACAAGGTAATTACCCAGTTACTATTCCTCAGGATCCTAGAAAAGACGGGTCTATTTCACTATTGAGATCCAATAACGAATCGTTTGGCGCCGAATACACATGGTCTGTTTGGATTTATGTTAACGATTTGCCACAAGACAAAACGAAATATCAACACATTTTCAATAAAGGCAATAATGTGTATAACTCAATGAATATCGCGACCGTAAATAATGCACCTGGCTTGTATTTTGGCAATCCTTCCGACGCAAAAAAGCTAAATAATTTATATTTGGTTATGGACACTGTGGATCAAAATGACAAGAACACGTCCGTAAATATCACTGACATTCCTCTTCAGAAGTGGGTTCATGTCGCCATTCGTATGGAAAATAACGTTGTAGATGTATATGTTAACGGAACAGTTTCGGCGCGATTAAACTTATCTAATGTTCCTAAGCAAAACTATGATGACATTTTCTTATTCCAAAACGGAGGATTTAGCGGAAACGTTTCCAATTTACGTTATTTCGATTCGGCATTGAACGTTTTCGAAATCAATTCTATCATCAAGAAGGGACCTAATATGAATGCTAGCTCGCAACAGAAGGGTATTAGTTTGATGAGCAGTTACGACTACTTGTCGAGCATTTGGTACGGAAGTAAATTATAATATTTTAGTGCAATAATTTGATCTTGTTAGATCATATTATTTTGTTACTTATTATACTGCATAATATATATACCAATGGCAACGATTGATTTATGTTTCAACACGATATGTTCTCAAAGAAAGCAACTATTAAATTTTTCAATTCCTCCTGTTCGATTTAATCCCACATCGCCTTATTTACAGTATCCTCAATACAACAATAACGATTTTGATATGAGAAGAAAGGCTGAAATATTGAAATATAATAAGAGTAGTAGTCAATCCAATAAATTGACAAAAAAACAACTATGGTCGAAATTAAACACTACCACCGCTCCACAATTACAATCTTTCGCTGACACTATTCTATATAATTATGACGGATCTGGCAATTACGAACCAGTTATCGTGAAATATCCGGATACATATACTGTAGTAAAAACTCAAATCGATAAAACGTCCGAAAATGAGCCAGTTTATGCCGTCAAATATAATATTGTTCCTGGAGTTTTACCCGCGCCATGTAACGAAAATGTTCCTACTCCATCCAGTTCATCTGGCGTTCCGGGTCCCATAGTAAATCTCTATCTGGATGAAAATGTTCCACTGTATAATTACGCATCGAATACTAGAAACTACGCAATTATAAATCCACAAATTACAGATCAATGGAATACGATCACCACAACGGACATTTCGTTTAATGATAATATTGTAACGACGCTATTTAAATTGGTCATTAACAATCCTATAGCAAAAACGTCTTACATATACAATATTAAAACGCCAATAAGTTTATACTTTCGCGGAAATCTTCTTCCTACTGCATACTCAAGTTCGGTAAATCTTAGAAATAATACAGTAAAAATACAAAACATTTCCATTACCGTTTTATATAACAACCAACAGATCGTTTTTGACGCGAGTAAAAATCAGGTGCCTATTTTTTCGCCGGTTACGAATTATGAGACAATAGGCTTCGATGTATCGATGTCGCCCTATAATTCGTATCGAGGAATTAAAGGACAAATATATTTGGGTATGTTGAATGTCTCCAATATCAACTTACAAACCCAGCCCGGTTATATTTATGATGTCAAATTAACATTTACTATGGCGAGCACATTAAACGCGTTTTATCTCAGTTATTTCAGTGATTTTACATCGGGCATCTTATGTAATTCAAGCAACACACAAACCAGTAATACGAATTGTACGATCAAAAATAATTTTTTTAGCCAACGTTCTAACTTTTTATTAAGCGGTTCTTGATCGACTTTTCTCATGAATTAATTTATTCAATAGCTCGAGTTTGGCGAGAAGACGGCGATCGTAATTTTTGGGATACGAATTGAAATCGAATTCCGCTTCCTCTAGGAAATTAATGATCTTATACGCCATTCCTTCGAAGGTATAAAGTAACTGATTAGCAAGACGTTTCGTTTCATAAAGTATTTGCTGTTCCACTTTCGTATTTGATTGAAACATTAATACATCGAAGATAAACTCGGGGTTTTTTAACATGAACATCGGCTTATGTTCTTGCTCTGTCAATTCAAAATAGTTTTTTGTTATTGTTCTCATCATCTGCATAATTTGAGTATACACCGAAAGAACTTCACTAGACTTCTCAATGTCGTTATAGTTTATCATGTCTGACATTAGCCGCAAAACGAAAATGACATTACGGTCGAATTTTTGTTCTCCATTTTCTGTTTGGAAACACACAAAACGTTTATAGTCTTGCTTTGTTTTAATGAAAGCTTGGGTTTCGTTTATTGTTCTCCTGACGTTTTCATTAAGATCATACATACTAGTATCCTTTGTAAATTTGGTATTAATTTCTGTTGCGTATTGCGAATAACTTAGAATATCTTCTTCGCTTGAGTTCACGACATGGCCTAATAATTGGAAATTGTCGGGCAATACAGAATATTCATAACTTCCGCCACGCACATTGTCCGTTCCATAAACTAACATATATCGTTTTACCATATAATCGACATCTTTCGCGTCGTCCAATGGCTGAACATCGATGATGCCCAATGGATCGTTCATTTTTACATATTGAAACGAAAGAATACATTCTTGTATGATCTGTTTATCAGTCTTATCTTCAGAAGCGTAGACGAAATATTTATCATTCAGTAGCTTCAATAAATATATAAACAACTCCGGCTTCGACATTATAACAAATATAAATCATATTATTTATATTTATTTCATAGTAAGTTATTTGGAGATCTGATACTTTACAAAGGATTGACAATTACGGCTCGATTGTATGGAATCTTTCACATCCACAGAACACCATTCATCATTTGGAAAACTGGTTTCAGAATTAGGAGATGACGTGGTTACTGGATTAGGGGGGATAGTAATTTTCTGCGAAGACGAATTTATCATATTGTCAAATGATTGTGAATATAACGAGAACTTTTCGCACTTTTTCTCGCGACGTTCTTTTTCTTCTAAACGGCGCTTCAAAACGGTTTCGTCGCTGTCTTTATCGGTTGCTTTCATAATAAGTCCAGTAGCGTCATGGATAGTTCCGTCTGCAATTTCTATTCCTGTTTTGGCGCCATCGGATACCACGTCTGCTACATTATTTATTGCGCCGCCTACACTAAATCCAAAGGTATATAATACACCTCTTCCAAGTTGATAGATTGGTTCAAAGCAAAAGCTCAAAACGTCTGCTATAAATCCGCATATATTTATTCCTAAAAATCCTAAAATTAAAAGCGTTAGCAGTATAATGATTATAAAATTTTTATATTCTGTGATGTACGCATCTTCGCAAGTAGAAAAGATTTTTTTAGAGGGAGACGTCTGTAAATCCATGCTGTTATCCTAATATATAATAGATTATATATTTATAAAACAGAGTTTCCTTTTTCGTTTGAAAAAGCATTATAATTTATATAACCATTCTAATGGGAATATTCAATTACATCGACACGTTTTTTTTCATTAGTTTAGGAATAACGTTTATCCTTATTTTACTTCTGGTTTTTCATTTTAAACAGCGTATGACAGCGTCTGAACAAAAAAATGATACCATGTTTGAAATAATAAACAATATAGTAAAAGAAATAACGACGATAAAAAACTCCGTTATTGAGCAAACAGCATGTGTATTTAAGAACCCAATGAATATGATGAATGGCGCAAACGTATGCTGTGTTCGATCGACTGATTTTGTTAAACAAGAAGAGAAAAATCCAATAGATGTTGCATTCACGAATAAAAATAAGATTGTTGTTTCGGAAAGCGAGGATGAAGATAGCGAGGAGGAAGACGACGAAGACAGCGACGAAGAGGATGAAGATAGTGAGGAGGAAGACGAAGAAGATAGTGACGAAGAGGAAGAAGAACAAGCACAAGGAGCAGTTAAGATCATTAACGTCGACATGGGCGAGACCATTGAGGTAAACGAAATTTTATCCGATCTCGATCAAGAACAAGAACAGGAGAATAATGAAGAACCCGAAACTAATATGGACAATATTGATGTTACTGCCGAAAATAGCATACAGGTCGAGAAACTAGAAAACGCGGAACCGGTTGTCGAAGAAGCGAGTTTAGAAACAACCGAAACAAAGACAGAAACCGCCAGAGATATTTATGGAAAGATGAGCTTGCCTCAACTAAGAGCAGCCGTTATAACCAAGGGGTTATCTTCCGACCCGAGTAAGATGAAAAAAATGGCGCTGATAAAACTATTAGAGACAAATACCGAAGAATAAATTTTATTTTTATCATGTACTAATATATAATAAAAATAATGTCATACAATTTATACGAATCTGCATATTTGACATCTGCTTTCCCTGTTATTAAAGAAACCGTACCCAAATCCTCTTTAGGATATAATACGAATAATAAGTACCCTGAGTTTCCCCCGCTCATGAGCGACGGGAGATCCGTTGTTGCTTCGTATCAGCCCGAATCTACAGTGAACAACCAAATTCTCCAAGATAACGGCATTAAATCGAACTGGGAATACCGAAATTATTTAGTTGCAAACGCTACGCAAATTATGGAGAAAAATTTTAGAGAATCGTCGAATGATACCGGATATTTCGTAAAACAATACGAAATTCCTAATTCTAACGAGGTAATAAAGGACGTCAATCATGCTCCTTTCCATTACAACAAAGATAATCTCGATCAAAAGCCATTCGGATATGCATCTAGCGATTTGAAACATAACTATTTATCCCGCGAAGAATTGAACGATCAGAAATCTTCTGTTCCCGTGACCCAATATGAATTATTAAAACACCGCGCATAAATATAAAAAGCTAATATTCTTATATTTATTCTCAATGAAACTCATCAGTTTTGATGTCGGTATCAAAAACATGGCCTATTGTATTTTCGACGTCAGTGGAACTCACCGCGCAATACTAGATTGGAATGTTCTCAATTTAATGGAAGAAGAGCCCATAAAACAGTTATGTACTTGTCTTATTCCCGGTAAAACTAAAAAGATTGAACCTAAACCATGCTGTAAGATCGCAAAATATTGTAAAGGCGACACCACATATTGTGATAAGCATGCGAAAAAGAGTGAAGAATGGCTGTTACCCAAAAAGGAGTTCTCACAAACCTCACTGAAAAAACTGAAAAACGCGGAATTATTGACGATATGTAAAACGCATTCCATCTTGACGGCAGATGAAGAAGCACAATTCAAAAAGACGGAAATACTGGAGAAAATGAGAACATTTTTTGAAGCAAAATGTTTTGAACCTATTGGCGCCATTAAAAAGACCAGCGCCGGCGAAGTGGATCTGATTGTCATTGGAAAAAACATGAAGAAGTTACTCAATGATATCGAGCACATAAATGGAATAACACACGTCGTTATTGAGAACCAGATTTCACCCATAGCCAATCGCATGAAAACGATACAAGGAATGTTGGCGCAGTATTTTATAATGAATAATTCCGATATACATATTGAATTTGTATCATCGAGTAATAAATTGAAGGGCCTAGTAAACACACTTAGGTCAACGGAAGCGCCAACCGACGGCGCGGATCCGAAAAAAACCAAATATAAGGAGAACAAACAGAACGGCGTGATTTATTGTTCTCAAATCTTGGAACAAACCCCACAATTTTTGACATGGAAGTATGTTTTAGATACAAAGAAGAAGGATGATTTAGCGGATTGTTTTTTACAGGGAATGTGGTATTTGCGACGAAGCGAGAAATAATAAATGTTATGCGGAGAACTTAAAAATAAATAGTGTAGTTTTAACATAAATGGAAGTGATTGATATCGGATTGAACGATTTAGAACCGGTGTCTTTGAGTTTCAATGATGGACCTCCTTCAAAAGCTGTAAATTTTGGGCCAGGAATTGAATTATTAATGAACGATAAAAAGTTGCCATCGAAGAGCGCGAGCGTGGATTTAGGAGATCTTGATAATTTGGAGAACGAATTGAACGAGCTTTCCGGCGCAAAAACAGCCGCTTCGAGTGGAGATACCAAGACTTTCACTGGCTTTGCATCAAATTTGTTTGGGTTCGGGGGCGGTGATAGCAAGTCTTCTGGCAACAACGAACATAACGATTCCAATTTGGGCCATGCTACCTCCGAAAGTATCGGAAACACGAAAACCTGGGATGGGTACTCAAAGTTAAACGAGATCCCGTTGAATGAGGATCGTTCTTCTTCAAAGCTCAATGAGCGTGAGAAGCGTCGTAAGAAGCGCGCCATGATCAAGAAGTTGGAGGAGTGGTATGATAAGAAGTTGATCAAGCATAATTCGCATTTCACGATGGATTCCAATTATGAGGAGGTAGAGGATGAGTATGAGACTGCACTTGAGGATAAGCGCAAGAAAGATAGTATTAAGTTACAGGGCTGGTGGTTTATGACATTCGTGAATTCCGTGGAGTATGCCAATGCGGCGTTCAATCCGTTTGATATTAATTTGGACGGTTGGGGAGAACAAGTGAGCGAGGATATCGATAGTTATGAGGAGATCTTTTCGGAGCTTCATGAGAAGTATAAGGGTGGTAAGTTGGCGCCCGAGCTCTCGCTTTTGTTGCGCCTGGGTTTCAGTGCCGCTGTTGTGAACTTCACCAATAAAGCGCTTTCCACCAGCGTCCCTGGGTTCAATGATGTTATTCGCCAGAGCCCCGAGTTGATGAAGGCGTTCACAAACGCTACTGTAAACTCCATGAGCCAGCAGTCGCCTGGTTTCGCATTTGCGAACAACTTGATGCAAGAGCAGCAAAATCGGCCCCGCGGTCCTCCTCCTCCTGCTCCCGTGGAGACAAAGACACAACAGCCCCCTCCTCGCCCAGGCAGTATGGTGTTTACTGAGAACCCGGGCAATCGTCAGGACATTAACGCGGCCCGTGGCGCAATGTTCCGCGAACAGGGACTTGATACCAATACGTTTCGTAATGTGAATGAACCGGACATGAAGACGGCGAGATCGGTTCCTCTTCCTGAGCCCCCTCAACCTCCCCAACAGACGTCTCAGCGCCCCGAAATGAAGGGGCCTCAGAATTTGGATGTACAGAACATTTTGTCTGGATTGAAGACGCGCACGGTGGATATTCAGCAAACCAACGACGAAGATTCCATGATCTCGATTTCTTCATTGAAGGAGATGCAAAATGAGAACGCACCTAAGCGCTCACGTAGAAAGCAGAAGTCGGATAGAAACACGATCTCATTGGACATATAATCCGGGGAACCAAGGTTCCCCCGGACGCCCCCTCCTTAAATAAATAACTTCTGTAAATATTTCAGAAGTTATTAATAGTATTTTTTTCGGCCTCTCTAATTTAAGGAGGGGGCGTCCGGGGGAACCTTGGTTCCCCGGAATATTGAATACGCAAATAATATAAAAATAATTTTTTATTACTATCTATGTTTGAGATGTTTGCGATGTTGGAAGAGCTATCCATCACTTTAAGACAGCTCATTGATATCGGAATTATTTACATTACGGAACAAATAAAACCTATTACTGAGCGGGCGAAAAAACTGGACTGGGAGCAAACCCAGATTATGGCAGTGATTTATTACAGCCGTGGCGTGGAGTATTCAAAGAAAAAGTTCAATCAATTGTACGATAATAATAAACAGTTCAGGTATGTCGTGGATCGCAGTCAATATACCTTTTCCGTTACAAAGGCCGTTTTCCAAATGAGAAAGTTTGAACCCTTCGACGAAAACTGGTATTCCATTTCTACACTATGGAAGTATTACACTGACTATAAAACACACGGCTATATCTATAATGATTGTTATGACACAACACGTCCCCTTTCGTTTACAGAGCATTTCCAAATGTTATACAAAGAGGTTTATGACGTTTTTTTGGGGGAAACCGCGTTGGTGGACGCAGTTGTTTCATTCAAGTTGAACGGAAAATACATTCATCGCATATGCAAAAAGTCTTCTGAAGGCACTGTAAATAACGTGCAACTTGATATATCGGATGTCAAATTTTTGAGTATTGAGTATAAGAGCGACAGAGAAGAAAATCCTATTGTGTTGGAGTTGAATAAGAACGAATATTTGGTAAATAATGAGATCCTATCCAATGGTTTTGTATCGCGCGCGTTGAATTATCAAATCCCGTATAGCAAATATGATCCGAAGTATAAGCTGAAGATCATGGATAATGACCTCAAAACATTCGAGATCGACGCCGGGCAATATATCGTCTTGAATAAGACGGGTTATAGTGTTATGAATAAAGAATAAAAAAACCATATAAAAAGATAAAAGCATTTATAGTACGGGATTGACCAACCCATGGACACATTAAGTAATTCGGCCCCACAACACAATCTGAATGATAAATGGGATCTATATTACCATTTACCACACGACAAAAATTGGGATTTGTCGGGTTATACTATCATAATGAACGCAATAGATACGGCCGAGAAAGTGATTTTGTTGAATGAAACCATTCAGGAGAACGTAGTTAAAAATTGTATGCTTTTTGTTATGCGTAGCGGGATTACTCCAATGTGGGAAGATCCAAAAAACCGTAACGGTGGTTGCTTTTCTTATAAGGTTATTAATAAACAAGTCCATGATGTATGGAAGCATTTGTTTTTTTTATTATGTGGAGAGAGCCTATGTAGCGAGAAAAATATTAATAAGCACGTAAATGGTATTACCATTTCGCCTAAGAAGAATTTTTGTATTATAAAGATTTGGTTGGATACGTCTAATTACCAGGATCCGAATATTATAGCGGATGTTCCGTTTTTATCTAAGAACGGATGCCTGTTTAAGAAACATGAACCCGAGTTTTAACAGCATTATATGTTAATGCATCAGAATTCAAAAATAATAATATAACTAGAAGTTATTACATATAGTTATCTTATAAACGGAATGAGCAAAAAGAAAGTAAGCTTTTCGGATTTCAGAGATGTGCGAATTATACCCAACAATGACTATTTACGAGACAATTATTTGACCAGATACTTATGGTGGACCAACGAAGAAGCCCAGTTGATACGATCTGTTGCTTATCGCGAACTCAACGATTATATGGTTTTCACCAGTACAACTAATCCGAGAAAACTGGCAAAAACTCTTTGGTACGATGTCGACTTTGATGAGGTATATAAAATCATATGGGAGCATAAAATGTACCTAAAAAAATTGAGTTAAAGAAAATAAACGGATTAAGTATAGCAAAAGCAAAAATGAAGACCATTTCCAAGTACATTACAAGTCTAAACAAAAACGTTAATTTCTTCGTTGGAGAGAACGCGGCCGATAACTTTAACATCATTGATCATTCCCTGGACGATGATATTTGGTTTCATGTCCAAGGGTTCTCATCGGGTCATGTCATCGCAGAAACCAATGATATCAAAATGGATAAAAAGCAGCTCAGGCAGATCATCACACAGGGCGCTATAATTTGTAAGCAATATTCGAAGTATTCTTACATGTCGGATCTGGCGATCATTTATACCCAGGTCAAACATGTGGAAAAGACGGAGGTATTAGGATGTGTCAATACAAAAATGGTCAAGGTGCGTATTATTTGAGCAGGGAACCAAGGTTCCCCTGCAACCCCTCTTTTTACTATTGTAATAAATTTATTTTTTTTGTTCGCTTAGTATATATGCCAGGATATATTCAATTTGGAGCACCTCTTTTCGTAAAGTTTTCGAAGACTTTGCCCGTTCTTCCTAACCAAAACAAAGCCGGAACTCCTCAGATCAAGGAGTTTACCATGCGAAGCATATTTTCCGATAACTCGCGCGTTTGTTATAAGCCCGGCAGTTTATCCTATGGCGGTGTTGGATCGGTGGTGAATGGACGTCATAAATCAAAGCATACGTAGATTTAGGGAGTATTCTTGTCTAATACCACCTCGCGAAGTACATTTTTCATAATCTTATCCATATATTTTTCATCTTCTTCTTGACATCGTCCGCCTAAAGCAGCTAATGACAATTGTATATAATCGTCATTTTCTTTCGTATTGATATTCACACAATCTGGATTGGCCTCTTGCCACTTCGATAACTGGTTCAAATTCATTCTCGCGACGCGATTTACAGCGCTTTTCAATTTATTCTTTTCCGGGTTCTCCTTTTCCCATGCATCCTGATCTTTAATATACACCGTTTCGCGTTTGATATCTGTGCAGTGGATCGGCCGCTTATGCACATCGATCTGTTTCAAACCATTCACAATAATACGCGAAATGCCTTCCACATATCCGATCCTTCCTGTTGTCTCAAAATCCTTCAATTGTAGCTGAAGCGAGTTCACAAATTCACTGATATTCAGCGCGTCTTTACATGTCTCGTTCAAAAACAAATGTAAATTGAACTGATTATTTGTGGTCGTGTTGTTATTCGAATTCGTATTATGAACCACTGATTGGTTTTTTGCTAATTCCAAAATCTGCTTTTGTAGCTCATGATTTTGCTCCATCAATTTCATAATCATATCATTGGAAACGGACGCCGTTTCTACCTGTTTTGGTTCGGGTTCGGGCTGGCACTTTTTCTTATGCCGCCATAATCCCGATTTGTCCTTATAAGTTTGGCCACAATGACTGCACATATGCTTTGGTGTTTGTTGAAATTGTTCATAATATTGGACTTTTAGCAACCAATCGTCAACTTTTTTCTGGTGCTTCATTGTATTGGTATGCTTCGTAAAATCTTTTTTATTACTCGTAGAATAGTCACACCGTTCACAATGAAATAAAGGT